CCGGGGAACCCTTTGAAATTTCCACCACCCGCGCCGTTATCAACGCCTACCGGCTCCTGGGCGGCGCGGCCTTCTCCCGTATGCTGGGCCTGATTGCCGGGGCGTGGCACGGGACCCCCAACTCCCTTAAAGCGTCTATCTTCTCCGGTATGGCGCTGTTCGTCAAGACCTATGAGACGGAGCTGGTGGACCAGATTTTCATTAAGCGGCTGTCCGCCGTGGACCCGGACGAGATCATTCGCCGGGGTAAGGTGGACTTCTCCACCAACAAAGCCGCCCTGCGATTTGCCCGCGTCATTCTCAGCAAGTACAACAGCCAGCAGCGCGGGGGCCGCAAGCTCCCTTACCGCTTCAAGGGCTGATACATCACAAATCGCCGCAGGCCAGAAGGTCTGCGGCGGTATTGATTCATCGCAAAGGAGGTACAAACATGGAACCGTGTGCTTATTCCATGGAACAGATCGAGGCTATGCAGAATGTGGATATTCGGACTGTGGACCCGACCGGCCTGCGGGATATTCGGGAAGTGAAGGTCAACACCGATTTGCCCAAGCGGGAGAGGATTCTGGACTTCATCCGGCAGATCGGCAATCCCTACTGCTACCGCCACGGGAAATATGTTGTGAAGGTCAGTTTTACCGACACGGATGTAACCCTGGAGGACCGGATGCTCTCCTACATACGCTCCAAATGCTGACACAAACTTTTTTGCAAAACACTCTGGACATTGCCGGGAAGTTATGTTAACATGACGGCAACAGGACAAACCGGCGCTCCCCTGGTTGTTAAAGTGTTTTGCTGATTAACTTTAACAATTAGGAGAGAAGAATATGAATATTTCCGCTGAACAGGTATGGAATACCTGCGGTTATGTGCGCTTGTCCCGCGAGGACGGCGACAAGGAGGAAAGCAACAGCGTCACGGGCCAGAAGGATTTGATCCGTGACTACATGACGCGCCACCCGGAACTGCGGGAGTGCGGCATGAAAGTGGATGACGGCTACACGGGGTCCAATTTTGACCGTCCGGCCTTTCATGAGATGATGGCGGAGGTCAAGGCTGGCAAGATTAACTGCATTGTGGTCAAGGATTTGTCCCGCTTCGGCAGGGACCACTTGGGCGTAGGGGAATATCTGGAACAGTTATTTCCCTTTCTGGGTGTGCGTTTTATCGCAATCAACGACAACTATGACAGTCTGCACAGCAACGCGGAATCTGATGAGCTGGTTATCCCGTTCAAAAACCTCATAAACGAGGCATATTGCCGGGATACCTCGGTGAAAACACGGAGCCAGCTTGAGATCAAACGCCAGCGCGGAGATTTCATCGGCTCTTTTGCTGTTTTTGGCTATCGGAAGGACCCGGAGAACCGCCACCGCCTGCTGGTAGATGAATACGCCGCCGGTGTGGTGCGGGACATTTTCAAATGGAAGCTGGAAGGAATCAGCGCGGGCGATATAGCTGACCGCCTGACGGCGGAGGGTATCCTCACTCCCATGGACTACAAGCGGTCCCAGGGGATGCGCTACTCCACGTCCTTCCGGCTGAAAGAGGAATCCGTGTGGGATGCCGGGATGGTGCTGCGGATTCTGAAAAATCCGGTCTACATCGGCGTGTTGGAGCAGGGGCGCGTGACCACCCCCAGCTACCGGGTGAAGCGGCTGGTGGTGAAGCCCCGCGAGGAATGGGCGGTGGTGGAGAACTGCCACGAGGCCATTATTGACCGCTACGACTTTGAGACGATCCAGAAGGTGCTTGCCCTGGACACCCGCACCAGTGTCAGCGGCAGGGCGGTAGAACAGTTTTCCGGTATGGTGAACTGCGGCGAGTGCGGCGGGGCCATGATTCGCAAGACGGTTTCCTCCGGCAAGAAGAAGTATGTCTATTACGTCTGCGCTGCCCACAAGAACGAAAAGAGCTGCTTTGCTCACTCCCTGCGGGTGGAGGTGCTGAACGAGATTGTATTGGAGGCTTTGAAAAAGCACATTCAGGACGTGATCGACCTCTCTGATTTGCTGGAGCTGACCGACACGGCCCAACTTCAGCAGGCGGGTGTGCGGAAGCTCCAAGGCCGTTTGGAGAAGAAGCGGGAAGAAATCGACCGCAATCAGGCCCTTTTGCGCTCCCTCTATGAAAGCCTTGCTGACGGCGTGATCGACCGGGACGAATACCAAGACTTGAAAAGGACCTACTCCCGCCGCCGCGCCGAGGCAGAGGAACAGGCCGAGGCCATTCAAGAGGAAATGAACCGGGAAATGGGCAATCTCTCTGAGGGCCGGGACTGGATAGAGCAGTTTCGCAAGTACCGGAACATTGACGCTCTGGACCGCACGATGATTGTTTCTTTGATTGAGCGCATCCTGATTTTCCGTGATCGCAGGGTTGAGATTGTCTACCGCTGGCACGATGAATTTCAGTGGCAGACAGATTTACTCCGGCAAACGGTCCTTCCCGGAAGGGAGGCGGTCTGAGGTGGCGAGGACGAAACGCAAGGTCAATCCCATTCTGCCGGTAGCGGTCCCCGAAGAAAAGCCCAAGCGGGTATATCAGGCGGGCGGCTATGTCCGGCTGTCGGTGGAGGACAGCGGAAAGCCCGGAGCGGACACGATTATCAATCAGCAGGAATTGATTCAGAGCTACATTGACAGCCAGCCGGATATGCAGTTCTATGACCTCTACTGCGACAACGGACGGACAGGGACCAACTTTGACCGCCCGGAGTTCGAGCGGCTGATGGAGGATGTGCGGGCTGGGAAAGTGGACTGCATTGTGGTCAAGGATTTATCCCGGTTTGGCCGCAACTATCGGGAAACCGGCAACTATCTGGAACGGATTTTCCCACTTCTGGATGTGCGGTTTATTGCTGTCAACGATAATTTTGATACGCTGACTGCCGAACGGTCCCAGGACGGCTATATTGTGCCGCTGAAAAATATCATCAACGAGGTTTACAGCAAAGACATTTCCAGGAAGCTGCTGCCCGTATTCGCGGCAAAACAGCGGAACGGGGAGTTTATCGGAACCTGGGCGATTTACGGCTATCAGAAATGCGCTGACGATCATCACCGGATTGAGCCGGACCCGGAGACTGCGCCGGTGGTCCGGGAAATGTTTCTATGGCGGTTCTCCGGCATGAGCTATCAGAGCATTGCCCGGAAGCTGAACGAGCGGAACGTCCCTTCCCCTGGCCGGTATCACTATTTGAAGGGAAATTCAAAATCCGAACACTATGCCAACACAATTTGGAATGTATGCTCCGTTAAGAACATACTGTCCAGCGAGATTTACCTGGGACATATGGTGCAGGGAAGGAAACGATCCGGGCTTTCTGAGGGCAGAAAGACCTGCCGTGTACCAAAATCCGAGTGGGTGATCGTTCGCAATACCCATAAGCCGCTGGTGGAGGAAGAAATCTTTCAGGTGGTTCAGCAGATGGCTGAAAGAGCCAAAACCACTTACCACGAGCGGCAGGGGAAATATGACACGATGGGGACCACCCCCAATATCCTCCGAAAGCTGGTCTACTGCGCGGACTGCAAGCGGCCCTTGGTACGCTACAAAAATGTGAACAGCAGCAAGGGGATACGCTACTACGTCTATATCTGCCAGTCTCATGCCGATCATCCCGCTTCCTGCCCCAAGAAGTATTTCCATGAGACAAAGCTGATTGAAATTCTTTGGGACACCTTGCGGCGTGAGATCGCCCTGGCTGAAAATCTGGACAAGTTGGTGCGCCAGTACAGTAAATCCGCAAAGGCGGTCAGCCGTGAGGCGGAAGCCAAACGGGAGATTGCCACCGCGAAGCAGGCTTTCAGACGTGCGGAAATGCTCTATGACAGTTTGTACCAGAATTACGCCGACAAGCTGATGACTGAGCAGGAGTACACGGAGATGAAGCGGCAGTACCGCTCTGATATGGAGCGGGCGCAGGCCCGGTTGGAGGAACTGGAACAGCGGCAGAGGGACGAACGGCAGCGGACCACGGAAAACCCCTGGCTTACCGCCTGCGATCAATTCAAGGAAGAAACCGCGCTGACGGAGGCCATGGCCCACGCACTGATTGAGCGGGTGGAGATTGACGCAGAAAACCGCGTCAGCATTACGCTCCGTTACCGGGATGAGTATAATTCCCTGCTTCGGTTGTTGGCGGCAGCGGGAGAGGCGGTGCCCGTATGAGTGGCGTCACCGCAAAATATATCCGGCTGTCCGCAGAGGACAACGATTTAGGTGAAAGCGGAAAGACCGAATCCAACAGCGTCACGAACCAGAGAAACTTGCTGGATGCCGTTATCAGCCGTACCCCGGAATTGGCGGATTCCCATGTAGTCGAGTTCTGTGATGACGGATGGAGCGGCAAAAACTTCGAGCGTC